ACAGGTACCTCATCTGCGCTTTGCTCTGTAGTGGCATCTTCTTCTGTTACTGTTTGGCTTAAATCTACTTTGATGACAGAATCATCTCCTGCAGATTCAAATTTAGTTTCATCAAACTGTTGAGTCTCCTCAACGTTCTCTATTTCTTCTTGCATAATATAAAATATAAAAAATTAATTGTTTATCTAGGATCAAACGCACCTAAATTAAAACCACTTCCGAGTATATCATTACCGGCAGATTCAAACTTTTTAGGTGAACCACCTGATTTTCTTTGCTCTATAAGCTCGCTTTGCTGTGAAGCTTGTATTTTAGTTCTTTCGTCTTTACGATCTTCTTTATTGCTTTCTCTAGATTTTAAAGCTTCAACCTCCATTTGTTTTAGCTTCATGTTTAACTCAAACTCATATTCCATAAGTTGCTTTTTCAAAGCTACTTCTTGATTTTTAGATTGAGACTCTAGTTGAGCTTTAACCTGCTCGATTTGTATTTTAGTTTGCGCTAACGCTTGTTCTTTGCGGACTTCAGCTTGAGCAGCAGCTTGAGCAGCTTGTGCGTTTGACTGAGTTTGCATTTGAATATTCTGTTGCTGTATAGCTCTGTCTTTAGCTTCTTTTCGCTTTCTTCTAACCTTCAATAATTGATTAGCTAGCTTAACACTTTTTATTTCTCTAATATCGATAGCATCTTCTAAGTCTATATTCTTTTGAGACAAAGCAACTTGTATATTGTTTTCAAGTAACTGCTTCTCTTCTTCATCCGGTGCTAACTCTAAGAATATACCAAAATCATACAAGTGTAATTCAGACATCTCTTCAAGTGTAGCAGCGTTGTGAGCGCCAATAGCTTGGATGAAAGCGTCTGCTGTTGGTGAGTATTCTATGATGTCAGATATTCTAAGTGCTAAAGACTCTGCCGTCTCTACTGTCAGATACATACCAGCTTGTAATATGTGTCTAGTAGCAGTGTTCGAGTTTTGAGCCGCTAACTTCTGTAGTCCAACTAAAGCATTTTTATCTGGAGTACTACCATCTCTAGCTTCGTTGAGACCCGTCACATCGCGAATCATCTGCATGTAATAGTTGTAAGTGCCTATCAACGCTTGCATTTTATTACCACCACTACCACTAGTAATTTCTTGAATAGGTACTTTACCTGGGTTCATGTCTCCATCTTGCGTAAATGATCTACCAATAACAGAACCAGTTTGGAAGAACATGTTTAGTGCTTCTTGTGGATTATAGTTTGTACCATTACCTAAATCTATCTCCGCTAAACCATCAGCATCTAAGTATACTCCATCTGGAACCATACGCGACATTACCTGTTGTAGCTTTAAATGTGTAAGCTGAATCATATCAGCGAAAGTAGTGATACGGTTTACCAAGCTTTCTATTCTACCATTGTAAATCCTAGGGGCTACAATAGCGTAGTTCATTTTAACCTTAGTGTAATCACTCTTAGGTCTCATCATGTTCTTAGACATCTCCCACTTCAAAAGCTTGTCTGTACCTAATATCATCGCGCCTTCGTATAGACACTCTACAGATCTTTGAAGCTTAGTAAAACCTCCTTCCATATTCTCTGGAGGATTAAAGTTGTCGTCTTTTTCTATAGCTCTATCCCCACCAGTACCTGTCTCTTTTACTTTGTAAACCTCGTTCATATAGGTTTTGTAGTTAAAGTATAAAACAGATATTATATTGTTATCTATCTTAGATCTATCTCCGTGAGAGTAGTTACTTCTGTAAACTCCGTTTGTTTTTTGTATTTCTTCTAGTTCTTCATTTCCTAAATGAGGAAACTGTTTTACAAGCTCGTTTAAAGGTATCTCTTTCACTTCACCTACGTAGTAGAGATCATCGAAGTAAGGAGACTCCGTGTAAGAGTAAACTAAGTCAGCTGGATCTACATATTCAACAACAGCTCCTTCAGAAGTATTAAATGAAGTTTTAGTAGCACCCATACCTAGAACTGTAAGATCGTAGTAAAATCTTTTCTTGATAAGATCGTACTTGCTGCCTCTCATTAAAACATTTATAGCTTGCTCTTCTGCTAGCTCAACCGATTGCTTGTAGTTAAGCTGCATGTGTAAGGCTAGCTCTTCTTTATCTGCAGGTAAACTATTCTTATCATTTTCATACATGTCGATACCAAACGCTTGACCTATTTGATCGTTAAAGTCTTTAGTGTTCATATCTCTCAATATAGACTCCATGTACTCTGTTCGCTTGGAAACTCCGTAAGGATCTTGTGAGTAAGCTTTTATCTCATAGTCTTTGTCAGCCATACCGTTGACCACTATGTCTACGAACTTAGATACAATTGGCACAGGCTTCCAGTCTAAGTTTAAGTAAGATAAGTCTCCATCAATAGCTAGTTCATCTTTGTACTTTTGTATCGACTGCTCACCTCTAGCGTAAAGTCTTAATCTGTGAAAGTTTGCCTGTTGGTCTCTATATCTATTGCTACTTCTGCTTTGGTCAAACTCAAACCACTCGTGTTGTATTGCTTTAGCTACTTTAAGCCCATAATCGTAGCTTAACTTCTCGATGTCGCTGACAACTTGACTTGGAAAATAATTATAAGTACCTGAATAAGCCATATTTACTTTTTGATTATTTGTGACATATTACTAGAGTTGTTATATTTAGCAATACGTATATTTAATTTTTTTCTTTCCTTACTTGCTACAGGCGTGTATAAATGCCTATTGCAAGCCATTATAGCTAAGCCTGAACTTATAGAAGCATCAAACTTAGTTCGTTTATTAATATCAAACTTAGCCCAATCGTTAAGAGTGGTGTTAAAATAGATATTACCATAATCACCTTCTTTATTAATCCCAACGTGATCGTTTATATACATCTCTATAGCAGCGGCGTGAGCTTGCTTAATGTCTTCACTAGAGTTAGGAATACCTCCTACCTCACGTTCTGCCACTGATAATTTATTCCAAACTTTATCTGGTCTATTCATACTAAAGCCTCTATAACCTCTACGTTTAAAGTAGTATAGTAACCTTGGCTTGTTGTTCTCTGCCAGCAATGGCATGCCGTAAAAAATACAAGACATCAACACGTCTTCAAAGAATATCTCTGCGGTCTGTGGTCTAGCTAAGTATTCTAAAAAGAAATGATTAGCAGGAGCGTTTTCCATAGAAAACTTTGTTAACCCGTGCAATGCTCCTTTAGAGCCTCTTCCATCTACAGTACCACTAATATCGTAGCTATCACATCCAAAAGCGCCTACGTGCTCGTTACCCGGGTATTTAACTCCATTCTTTAATATCACTCTATTTTGAAGTTTTCTATCTGGAACCCAACTTATATTAAATCTACCTTTAGGGTCTGGGTTGAAAACCACTTGAGTATCTTTGACCCCATTAACCCATTGAAAATTACCAGTCGTTACAGCCGCAGAGTTTCTAATACCCTCATTGTAATCTATTTGCTCGTAAATTTTAGCTAGATTAAATAAGCTGTTCTTAGTCTCATCTCTAAAAGCGTGCTCTTCAGTTCGTGGAAACTGTCGGTAAAATTCATTTAAAGCATCTTGATCGTCTTTCAAACCATCAGCTTCGTTTTCCCAGTGCTCTATTACACCTATATCTATTAGTTCACCGTCGGGTCCACAAGTCTCTCGTCTGGGAGTATCGAACACAGGTATTCCATATCCATCAATAAAACCTTCATAGTTCCATTCCATTGGGATGAACAGAGCATATAAACCAGAGCGTGTTTGACCATTTCTATTTCTTTTAGTTACGTTACTTTGTGTATATAGTTTTTTAAAGTTTTCACCACCCTTGTCTAAAGCATTTGACGTTGATCCCATCATACACTTGCCAATAATCTTGCTACCTAATCTAAGACAAGTTTTAGTTACTCGCCAGTTGTTTAATATATTATCAGGCCTCTCCCACTTACCGCTTTCATCATGAACTAGTAGATCTAGCTTTTCACCATCATAACTGTTGTCACCTGTATTTTTCCAATCAATAGTAGTGTCAAGTCCAACCAGCTCCTCCTGTTTTTCTTTAGAGGTAATTTTCTTACGAGTAAGCTTAGTCGCAGGAACACGATAAGCAAGTTCAGACTTAGGTCTGTCCATACCATCTTGAATGGGTTTGAAGAAGAAAGGATAGTTGATAGATATTGGTACGACTTTGTCGGTAAACATTTTTTTAGCATCTGAACCTGTTTTAGATAATATACCAAACCTAGAATCACTAGATAACGTAGCTTGATTGACTGTCTCTGCTGAAGACATAAAAGAAAAACCAGAACGTCTATTTTTTAGATAACACATCCCATAACATCTTGAGTCAGCTTTGCAAGCCTCCCAGAATATAAAGAACAATCTATTAGCTTCACGAAAGTCTGGAGAACCAACATCTATCTTACTCCATTGTAAATACATGTATAAGCTTCCAGTGATGTAAGTAGGTACGTTATTGTTTGTAAACCAAAAACCTTCTTCTCTTCGTTTGAACTCTGTATCTATAAAGTCAAACCACTTTTCTTTTTGTTCTTCTGGATAGTCTCTCCAGTCGAATATACTCTTTAGCTTACCTAACTCTTTTGGGTAGTCAAATCTAACCCATTTATTATCGTCGTGCTTAAATGTTTTTTTAGGCTGTTTAGGTAGAGCTATCTTCAAGCCTTGTATATCGTATATTTCACCGATCATACCAGTCTTAGATATAACTACAACATCATGTTCCTTGTTGTAGCCATACTCCCACTTTTTAGACTTGTTTAGTCTATTTATAGTGTTAAGCTTTATAGGCTCAATTATTTTATATAGCGTCTGCTCGTACATTACTTAGACCTGCCTTCTGCAAAGCCTTTAAATACTCGTTCTTTCTTCTCTTCTTGCGTCTTTCCTTCTAAAATACTTTCTTCCTCCTGTATGCGGTTAAGTATTTCAAAAGCATCAAATATAGCTAACTTTTTAGTAGCTGCTGCATTTTTTAATCTATCAGCTGACACGTCGTCTTCGGTATTAGTAATGATTTTTTCTTTAGCTACTTTAATTAATTCACTAACCGCTTCGTGCCCAGCTTGGATTATAAGCTTCTTCGTTTCCTTCACGTTCATATTTAATTGTAATAAATTTATTATAAACTCTATACAGTCTTTTACCATTTATGATAAACTCATATTTAGAAAAAGGAGTGAAGCCAACAACAACTCCTATTTCATGAGTACCATCACTGTAGGTTACAATACCTCTAGTGGGGTCTTCTAGCTCATCAGTGACAAACTCCTTTTTAAGTCTTAATGGTTCTACAAATGAAAAGCCTTCAGTGGCATTCCATCCGTCTCCGTTGTCGTATAGAAATATCTGGTCGGAAGATATTATGTATTTATCTTCGCTAAACCAAGCTTTACTATTTCTTTCAACACCTTTAACGTCATACCACCTTCTGAATACGTTGTGATGAACTATAACTTCTGCTCCAGGTTTAATGCTAGAGCTTTCCATAGAAGGACAAGATAAAACCTCCGCTTTACGGTTTACGTATTCGTGGTTGTATATCTCAGTGTTAAGTATTAGCTTCTTACCATCAACATCCTTGCTATTGCTATATCTTTCTCCTATAGGCTTAACGACAAAGTTGTAAGGGCTTTTCATTAATACTGTAAGTTATATTCGATTGATATTGCCATGTTTTTGTTGAAGTCTTTCCAAGGCAGTACATCTTTGTTTTTCTTAATGTAAATAGAGTACTTATCTTCGTTTTCAACAATATCACATATAGTATGACCTCCGTATACTTCTTGCCCTACAGAGTAATGCATAGAGTCTATCTTGTAGTCTTTACCTATAGTTATTTTACGAATTAGTTTTGTCGCTTCCATCTTTATTATATTTAATTGTTCCGTCCGCGATGTTAACCTCGTCAGTTCCATAGTCTGCCTTAAACTCTAACCTCAACTCTTCTATAACATCTTGCATTGTAGCTACCATGTGTAGTACAGAGTGTTTGCGAGTTTCTAAAGCTCCTACTTCGCTTTGCATTCTACTAATGCCTTCAGCTGCTTTTTGCAACCTTTTTAGCTGTTGATCTGTAATTTTTTCCGCACGGGGTTTTAAGTCCACCGTTTTCGGGGTCTTTCTCTTTGCCATAATTTAATTTAATTTAATTTGATTAATTTGTTTTAGTATCCGAAGTAGAAGATCATTCCACCAGCTGTAGAAGCCGCTGAAGGATCAACGCTTGTCCATCTACCATATATAGTTAGTCCTTTTGGAAACGTTGTGCCAGAATCTATAGCTTGAGCGTTACCACCATTAGCGCCCACAACTGTTGTGCTTCCTATAAAAGCTGAAGCCGCTATGTCGGCAGCTCCAGTAGTACCATCTGTATACATATCCGTAGCTGGTGTTAAAGCAGTTAAAGTTGTATCTTCTAAAAATTGAATTGCTACAATTACCTTTCCACTTGGTGGGGTAAAAGCGGCATCTGCATCTGAAAAACCACTACCTAATTGTCCGAAGCCATAAGCTACTTCTGTTGAATTTTGTCCCATTTTATTTTTTTACTTTTTCTAGTGAACGTCCTCCGAAGTAGGCTCCTATCACTGTTATTAATACTATTTGAAGAAGGTCTACATAAGATTCCTTCACGTTAAAGTTAATTGCACCAGCATCAATAAAAATTAATAACATCGTACATACTATTAAGAATATTAACGTCATTGGACGTACATTCTTGCTAAGCCATGAATCTGACTTTAAATCTGCCTCCCAACGGGATGTGATGTTCTTTTCCATCTCAACCTCGTAGTTAGCGATTAATTCTTTTATCTTTCTTTCAGCCTCGAGCTTTTCTTCTTTTGATGTAGTTAAGTTATCTAAAACTCCACCTACGCTCTTAACAAGCTCTCCAGCTCCACCTGAGAATATTTTAGTTAATACACTCATTTAGTTTTTACTTTTTCAAACGAACTAATACCAAAGCATCCTAGTGTTACCCATACAAACGAGTTGTAAACAACTTCATTTATAATTAAGTCTTTGTCAGCTAAAACGCTAGTTGCAAGATCAGCTACAGCAAATAATACCATAACTACAAACGAAGCAAAACCTACTACGTTCTTTTCGTTAATCTCGTTTTTATCTTTAAATAAGCTCCACATATTAAATCTTGTTTGCTTCCCAAGGTAACTTCTTATCACCTTCTTTATATTTCTTACCAGTGTTAGGATCTGTTACGTAACCGTTACCTCTTGGCCAAACTTCACCTTGAAAGTAAACAGCTTTATCATCGTAAGTTTCCTCACCTGTTTTAATCTTGGTAATGTGTTGCATTTCGTGATTCATGGTGTACTTCATCATCGGGCTATCAATATCGTAGTCTTTGTTAACGAATATAGAGCCATCCATGTTAGCCTCAGCTAAAACACCATCTTCTAGCTTTTTCTTGTAAACAGGTGTTCCAGGCGCAACCTCACGTTTAGATCTAAACTTAAATTTAGATTTGATGTTACCACCTGAAGCTCGTAAACCTTTTGAATTACCTAGTTTAAATGCCATTACCTATCTTTGTCTTTTATCATATCGTCAATAGCTTTATTGAAAACTTTGTCAGTATATGATTTGTTTTCGTAGAATACACTTCTTTCAGATGTCGGCACGTCTTCTTCTGCTAACAATATCCTATATATTCTACTTATTAACTGGCTGCACTTGAACGAGGTTTTATATACGCTATATTTTATCGTCGTGCGATTTCTATGTCTCCAAACCTCTATCCAGCCTAGCTTTCTTAGTTTGTCCCATCGGGTTTTATCCCAACTCATGGTATAAGTACCATCAATAAATTCTTGTCTTGTAAACCGCTTCTTGCAATCTAAGTATATTAAGAGTTCAAGATCGGCATCTGTTAACCCGTAAGTCTTACAAGCCCACTTTCTAGTGAGCCTGTAATACTTAAGGATTTGTAATTCACGTAAATCGTGACTAGTTAATCTCAATTA